ACGCGACAGCGCCAATAGATGTTCTTGATGTATTCATAAGAGAAACTGTCAATTCAGAAACCACAGACATACCCATGACTAGATTGAGTAGGGCCGAGTATGCTCATATCACAACAAAATCTACCACAGGCAAACCAAATCAATACTTTATTAATAAACAGTTAACGCCTACTATTTCAGTTTGGCCAGCACCAGACAAAAATAGCACGTACACAGTGCACATGAATGTGTTGACCCGGATGGATGATGCAGATGCGGGCGCAAATACTTTAGATCTGCCGTTCCGGTTTTACCCTTGTTTGGCAGCTGGCCTCGCTTATTACATATCCATGAAGCGAGCTCCGGAAAGAACAAACACTTTGAAGGCCATCTACGAAGATGAATTTGCTAGGGCTTTGTCCCAGGATGAGGATAGAGCTTCATTTAAAGTTTCACCAAGTTTAAGAAATTACAACAACGCATAATGGCTTTTGCTTCTGGAAAAAACTCCTACGGAATCTGTGACATAACTGGTTTCAGATACAAGTTGAAAGACATGCGTAAAACTTGGGATGGTTTATTAGTGGGCCCAGATCAGTGGGACGCTAAACATCCGCAGTTGATGCCAAAACCAGCTCCGCAAGATCCACAAGCAGTAAAAAACGCAAGGCCCGACGTGGTAGACGATAACTCGGTTTTTTTGGTTTACACAAATGTAGGTGATGGTAAATTAGGATCTGTGTTAACTACTTTTGAGGTAACAACTAATGTGGGAGAGGTCACAGTAACAACATGAGTTTTACATTAGCAACTTTAAAAACAGCAGTACAAGATTATCTGCAAGTTTCAGAAACTACTTTTACGAATCAGTTACCAACTTTTATAAAGGAGTCAGAGGATAGGATTTTTTCTTTTGTGCAACTTCCCGACCAGAGAAAAAATGTGCAAGGTAATGTCACTTCTGGAAATAGATTTTTAGCAACTCCAACAGATTTTTATGCGCCTATGAGTTTAGCAATAATTAACTCTAATACTTATGATTATTTAGATTACAAACATCCTTCATTTATAAAAGAGTTTTCATCAGGTACTACACAAGGCACGCCTAAATATTACTCTTTATTTGACGAGACATCTTTTGAGTTATCGCCAATACCAGATGCAAACTACACAATAGAATTACATTATTTAAACAAACCAGGCTCTTTAACCAGTGGTAGTGACAGTGGTACGACGACCCTATCTTCTGAATATCCAGATGCGTTGTTGTACGGAGCTTTAGTGGAAGCAGCTATCTTCCTCAAAGAACCGGTAGATGTCGTTGCCCAATTAGAGGGCCGATTCAAGGAGGCGATAGCTCGTATGAAAAATACATCAGAAGGTCGTGGCACACGCGATGAATATAGATACGATTCAGTCCGCTCTGGCGTGACTTAATGGTTTTAGAACATCTAGAGGGTAAAAAAGTTGCAATCATAGGCCTGGGTGTGTCACAGGTGGATTTTGCAATAGGTTTAGAGAACTCACAAGAATGGGATGAGGTTTGGTGTATAAACTCAGCTGGATTAGTTTACCCAGCCGACAGAATTTTTGCTTTGGACCCGGCTAGTCGATTTTTTGATTCTGACGACGCCGGTAAACAAACACAGGCCATGATAAAACTCATGTCAACATCTGACGTACCAATTTATACTTGTGAGTTAGATCCTAGAATCAAAAACCCTGTACGTTTTCCAGTTGAAAAAGTTTGTAACGCTACTAAGTGTGCCTACATGAACACAACTGTGGCTTATGCGATAGCTTATGCACTTTATAACAAAGTCGGAAGAATAGATTTATTTGGTATTGATTTTTCTTACAAACAGAATATGCACTTTGCAGAGGCTGGGAGAGCTTGTGTTGAGTTTTGGATAAGTAAATGTATGAGCGAGGATATTATTGTGGGTATAAGCGGCAGATCTACTGTTTTAGATTCCAACGTGCCAGCAACTGAAAAACTCTATGGTTTTCATAGACTAGAAAAACCTTTAGTAGCAGTGCCACACGAAGGACAGTTTATAATAGGACCATTCGACGAAATAAATGAAAAACTAGAAGAGTTTGGTTTAAAAATAAATGAAGATGTAGTGCCACCAGAGCCATATAAGGGGTAGTTATGAGTAATAAAGGCGATTTTGTTTTAGGCAACATTGAGGTACATTCAACTCAAAATAAGGGCCACGATCCTGAGTTTTGGGCCGCTCAGGCTACAAAAAAGATTGTTAGCATTTCTGAAAATGCTCCTGAACACATAAAACAACAAGCGGTAGCTTTTCAAAATCAAGTTTATACTGTAATCTTATATACTATTAAAAACGCGATTAAGTCTAAAAATACGACTTATTCAAATTTGTTAAGAGAACAAGGCCATGAAGATATGGCCAAAATATTGAAGGAGCTATAATGGCAATAACATCGGCAATATGCACAAGTTTTAAACAAGAACTTCTTGTAGAAGGACATAATCTTACGAATGGTGCGGATAGCATTAAATTAGCTTTATACACTAGCTCGGCAACTTTAGGCGCGACAACCACAGCTTTTGTGACTACTGGCCAAGCGACAGGCACCAATTACAGCTCTGGAGGCAGCGCTCTAACTAATGTAACTCCAACTACTTCTGGTACGACGGCAATAGTTGATTTTGCTGATTTGACTTTTGGAACGGCTACTATAACTGCGAGAGGATGTTTACTTTACAACTCTACAAATTCTAATAAAGCCATCTGTGCAATAGATTTTGGAGGCGATAAAACTTCTACTGCTGGCGACTTCACCATCGTATTTCCAGCGGCAACAGCGACTGGAGCCATTATTAGATTGGCTTAGAGCACCTTTAGATATGTTAGAATCGTTCCATGCCTCTAACCAAATTAAATTTTAAGCCTGGAATAAACAAAGAAGAAACCGATTACTCCAATGAAGGTGGTTGGGTAGACGGAGACAAAATACGTTTCCGTAAAGGAAACGTCGAAAAGATCGGCGGATGGCAAAAGTTTTCACCTACTTCAATTATAGGTTCTGCTAGAGCTTTACATTCATGGATCTCACTAGCTGGATCAAAATACTTAGGTATAGGCACCACTAATAAATATTATGTAGAAGAAGGTGGCACATATTACGATATAACGCCTATTAGAAAAAACACAACTAACGCGGCTACTTTTGCGGCCACTAATTCATCCTCTACTTTAACAGTCACAGATGCCAGTCATGGCGCAGTCAACGGAGATTTTGTAACTTTTTCTAGCGCCGTATCTTTGGGAGGTAATGTCACGGCTGCGGTTTTAAACCAAGAATATCAAATTGATTTGGTAACAGGTACAAACACATACGAAATAACGGCAAAAGACACATCAGGAACAACAGTTACAGCTAATTCAAGTGATTCAGGTAATGGCGGATCTGCGACAGACGCAGCTTACCAGGTGAACTCAGGTCTAGATTTTTTTGTAGAATCTACTGGTTGGGGTGCTAGTACCTGGGGGGCTGGCAGTTGGGGTAGCTCCTCTCCATTAGGCGGCACAAATCAGTTACGCTTGTGGACTCACGATAATTACGGAGAGGATCTGATTATAAATCCTAGAGGTGCTGGTATTTTTAGATGGGTAGAAAACGATGGTTTGACAACAAGAGCGGTGCAATTATCAACTACATCTGGAGCTAACCTGGTGCCTACTCAAGCTTTACAAGTGCTAACCTCGGAAACGGATAGACATTTGATAGTATTAGGAGCAGACCCAATACAAAGCGGAACTAGAACAGGTGTAATAGATCCTATGTTAATAGCTTTTAGCGATCAGGAAGACCCTTTACAGTTTGAGCCTTTGACCACTAATACAGCTGGATCATTACGTTTGTCTTCTGGTTCTCAAATTATAGGAGGGGTTAAATCAAGACAAGAGGTACTAATTTGGACCGATACTTCGCTTTACTCTATGACTTTCATAGGGCCGCCTCTAACTTTTGCGATAAATCTTATTAATGAAAGTGCCGGCTTGATAGCCCCTAATGCTGCTGCGGTTACGCCAAGAGGTGTATTTTTTATGTCCAAAAAAGGTTTTTATTATTACAACGGGTCCGTGCAAAAATTACCCTGTTCAGTGCAAGATTATGTTTTTTCTGATATGGACGAGTCACAGGCTTTCAAATGTTTTGCTGGTTTAAACGAAGAGTTTTCTGAAGTTTGGTTTTTTTATCCGTCCGATACTGATAACGAGAGAGAAATTTCAAGATATGTTATTTATAACTATGAGGAAAACACTTGGAGCATAGGTTCATTAGAGAGATATAGTTGGTTAGCCGCTGGAGTACAAAATAGGCCTTTGGCTGCTGGGGAGGCCTCATCTTCTAATTTTATTTACGAACACGAAAAAGGCTTCAATGATGATACCGGTTCAATGGATGGTGTTTTTGTTGAATCAGCAGATTTAGATGTAGGTGACGGCGATAATTTTGTATTTTTAAAAAAGGTTCTACCAGACATTCTTTTTGTCAACGATCCTGGAACTAGCCAGAATCCAGCAATTAACATAGTCGTTAAAAGGAGAGATTTTAGCAACCAGTCTTTGTCAACTGATTCTACCTCACAAATCACTTCTAGCAGCACTTTTGGTTCGTTGAGATCTCGCACCAGACAATTTGTATTACGTTTTGAATCAGACGACGACAACACTGAATCAGACAGAAAAAATTATAAATGGAGGCTGGGCAGCACGAGAGTCGAGATACAGCCGTCTGGTAGAAGATAAATGAGTAAATTGTTACCAACTAGATTACCTTTAGCACAAGGCATAGATGTTTCCGTAGATACTTTCAATAGATTAGTTAGGATTTTAGAAATCAATCTAGGATCAGTGGACCCGCAAGCCATACAAGTATTCAATTCTACTGAAATAAGCGAATTGCAATTTGCTACTGGAGCGATTATATTTAACTCTACAACAGAGGTTCACCAAGCTTTTGATGGAACACAGTTTAGAAACTTGTATGAACATCAAACATACTTGTCTGGATTGTCTGTTACAATGAGTTTAGGTACAGTTACAGTGAGTACATAATGAGTGCATTAGAAGAAAGTTTAAAAAAAGTTTTCAAGTTGCAAAGAGTAGACCCAGTTAGGGAACGTGTTATGCCTATGCTTCAGCGTGATCCTAACGCAGTACCATCTGTACGTATGCCTATGCTCAAGCCTGATCCTAATGCAATACCTTCAGCGCCTATGCCCATGCTCAAGCCTGATCCTAACGCAGTACCATCGGCACCTATGCCCATGCTCAAGCCTGATTTTGATATGGGTTCTGCGGTGGATCCTCTTAGGGAACAAGCACAAAGAAGGATGATGGAGTCTGCAATAGACTCTGGGGGCGCTATATCTGATAAAGAAATGGAAATTATGATGCAAGCCTTACAGGGTAACAAGGGCGCTATTTCAAATAAAGAATTAGAAATTATGATGCAAGCCTTACAGGGAGGAACTACGGCTCAAGGTATAGAATCTTTGATAGAGTCTCCAGACGAGGAAGAGCAAGAAGCAATCGATAGATTGTTATTACAGGAAGCTGCTTTAGACGCCGCACCACTAGGAGGATTAGCAAAAGCATTAAGAGAACAAGGGCAAAAAGAAGATACAGAATTAGCGCACCTAAGATTAGGTGAGGTAGTTTTGCCTCCTGAATTTTTGGAAGATGATGAGTTTTCAGATGTTGTAGAAAAAAAGTTTAATGAAAGTGGCATAAATCCCGAAGAAGCGGTAGTTGGTGGTATAGGTGCTTTAAACCCAACTACTGGATTACAACAATTCTTCTTAAAAAAAGTTTTTAAAGGTGTAAAAAAAGTAGTAAAAAAAGTAGCACCTTACGCTGGTTTGATTGCAGCCCCTTTTACCGGTGGTGCCTCAGCGGCTTTAATAGGTGGTCTTGGCGGAGCTATTAGTGGTGGCGGTATAAAAGGAGCTCTCAAGGGCGCAGCTTTAGGCAGCTTAGGTTCTGCGGTAGCTGGAGGCTTAGGTGGCGCTGGAGCGGGCAAAGGCATAGGCGGATTTTTTGGTAGAGCTAGAGAATTTATTTTACCAGGCACTG